GCTTCCGAAGCTGAACTACTTCTCGCTGAAGTTGATGCTGCTAAGGCTGAGATCAAGCGACTGGCAAAGGCTCTTGAGGATAATGGTTTTGTAGTTACCGATGAAGAGGTAGCTAAAGCCGAGGAGCCTGAATACTACGAATTTAATGGTGAGCAGATTATCAAGTCCGATATTCCTGCACCCATTCTTAAGGCACTTGAAGAAGTGGAACTGGAGAAGCGTCAGGTTGCTCTGCGTAAGCAAGCTGAAGAGATCCTTCCTAACTTCGATACGGAAGTTGCGGCCTCCATCTTGGGCTACGTTGCCAAGGATGACGCAATTGTTGAGGCGCTCAAGGCTGCTGATGCAGCAATGGGTGCTTCTATGAAAGAGATCGGTGAAGCCTCTGTAGAAGCCGACATGGCCTCTGCACAGGACAAAATCGACTCTTTGGTTAAAAGCCACATGGACGAAAACGCTCTGCCAAAGTCGGCCTACGCTCAAGCCTATGCTGCTGTAGCTAAGACCGATGCAGGCAAGAGTCTGATTAAAGAACTCTATAAAGGAGAGTAAAGATGGCTACTATGCATGGCCGTGATAATCGTACCTACGAGGCTGGCTCTGCCGTGTCTCAATACCGCTTTGTTGATCTGGCCGCTGATGGTCAGGTTGACCACTCTGCTGATGGCGCAAAGGCTGTTGGCGTTTCCCTGAACTCTGCTGCTGCTGCTGGTGACGCACTCACCGTAGCTCGCTCTGGTCAGGTTCTTGTTTACGTTGGCGAAGCTCTGGCTGCTGGTGATGAAGTTGCCGCAACGACTGACGGTAAGGCTGCTACTGCCACCACTGGTGAGATTGTAGTTGGTTACGCTGTTGAGGACGCTGCTATCGACACTCTTGCTCCGGTGGAAATCTTCCTCGGCGGCAACGCAGCATAAATAGGAGTATAACAAATGCCTTTGCTGACCCCATCTAGCGTACATATTGATGCGCCGCTTACCAACCTGACGCTGGCCTATGCCCAGTCTCAGGAAGCGTTTATTGCCGATAAGGTATTCCCTATCGTTGGTGTAGACAAGCAGTCTGACTACTACTACACCTACGACCGTGACAACATGAACCGTTCCGGTGATGTCAAGAAGCTCGCACCTCGCACTGAAGTAGAGCGTATTGGCATGTCGATCTCCAGCACCACCTACACCGCTGACGTGTACGGTCTTGGTATGGACTTCGATGAGCAGACCCTCGCTAACGAAGACGCTGCTCTGGACATTCGTTCCGCTGGTGCGCAGACCCTCGTAAACCGTCTGATGATCCACCGTGAAGAGCAGTTCGCTACGAACTTCTTTGCGACTGGTAAGTGGGGCGAAGAGTGGACTGGTAACACTTCTGCTTCTGACTATGCTGGTGACACTGTAACTCAGTGGGACAATGCTTCCAACGCTACGCCTATTAAGGACGTAACCGAAGCTGCTCGCACCATGCAACTGAAGTCTGGTGGTTTCCGTCCTAACACGATGGTTGTAGGCCGTGAGGTACATGATGCTCTGGTGAACAACACCGACATCCTGAACCGTCTGAACGGTGGTGCTACTGTCACCAACACCGCTCTGGTTACCAAGGCGAAGCTGGCTGAGATCTTTGAGGTCGAGCGTTACTTCGTCATGGAATCGGTGAAGAACACTGCTGCTGACGGTGCTACCGAAAGCAACAGCTTCATCGGCGGCAAGCATGCCCTGCTTTGCTACACCCCATCGTCTGCTGGTCTGATGACCCCTGCGGCTGGTCTGACCTTCGCATGGAACAGCATTCCGGGTGCCAACAATCTCGGCATCACTGTTGAGTCCTTCTCGGACGATGCACTGAAGCGCCAGCAGATTGCGGAGATGATTCAGGTGAAGATGTCCTACGACATGAAAGTTGTCGGCTCTGACCTTGGCCTCTTCTTCAACGGCGTTGTAGCATAAGGAAGTGAAGTATGACACCCGACTATACTTTCCTTCCGTTCCAACTTGATTGGGTCCACACCGTAAAAATCCCCTTTAAAGGTGAAGGGACCGACTGGGAAGCCGGGGACATCTTCGATTGGAAAGATCGAGGTGTTCCTTGGCGAACCGTAAATACTCTGTTCAGTCAAGGCTATCTCACTCAGGAACCACCTTCAGAAGAAAACAAGAAGGTAGTTGTTGGAGATGGCCTTGACGAACTGAACTCTGATGAGCTTGCGGCTATCGTAAAGAACATCAACGCTAAGGTCAAACAGTTCACGAAGACCGAGCGTGAGTACAACACAAAGAAGTGTAAGGCTTCTTCGATCACGAAGAAACAACGTGGTCATATTCGTACATGGCGTAACAGCCCTTGGGCTGACTGGGAGCAGGCATAATGTCAGACTTTACCTACGATATTGACGACCTCGGCACTACCACTGCAACTGGTCGTCGGAATGCAGTCCGCTTCCTCGTAGGTGACACTGACTCCACCGATGTTCAGGCAAAGGATGAAGAGATTGCTTTCGCTCTTTCGCAATGTTCTGATAATATTCATCACGCCGCTGCTTATGTTTGCAGAACTATTGCAGCTCAGTATTCTCGTCGTGTTGACACTGACCTCGATGGCGCTCTTAGCGCTAGTTACTCTGATCTTCATGCCCATTATATTGCTCTTGCGGATACCCTTGAGGCGGAAGCCAAGAAGCAATCCGGCCTCGGCGTTAAAGCCGGTGGCATCAGTGAGGCAGCTATCACTGTGGTAAGGCAGGACACTGACCGTGTTACTCCAGCCTTCCGACGAGATCGTTTCCGCAACCCACCCAACTATGACGGGTCTGCGGACTACGAGTGAGGAATAGTCCATGTCGTTTAATGCGAGAGACCTCCTTAAGCTGGTCCAAGACTTTGGCGAAACCCTTACACTCCGCAAAGTCACCACGGGAGGCACTTACGACGCTTCTACTGGTACTGTTAGTGGAAGTGCGACTACGGACTATTCCTTTTCAGGCTATTTCTATAACCTAGCAGAGGGTACATCTGACCTCAATCAGACTAGGAAGGGCAGACGTGCTTGTGTCATTCCCGCCAAAGGTCTTAGCGTTGTCCCAGACGACGAAGACCAGATTTTAGGAAATGGAGATGCGGTGCATATTATCACTGTGAGAACTATCTTTAGCGATGGTCAAGCCGTCTGTTACCTCTGCGAAGTGTTAGAATAATGGGAGTGAGTATCTCTCCCGCTCTTAATAAGAAGATAAGAGCTATAGACGAGATGGCCGAAGATGCCATTGAGCGTAAGTTGCTACAGATAGCACAGGATATCGTTAGACTGTCTCCAGTTGATACAGGTGCATTTGTTAATTCATGGTCCTTTAAGGACAATCCGATGGGAGGCCGGAGAAAGTCTTCCAGAGGCAAACCTCGCCAACAGCTTGCATCTTCGCAGCGAGGTAAGAGCCTAAACAATTTGGTTAATGACATTATAACGGCTGTCGAGCTTGGTAGCACCAGAGGCCCTTCCCGAGCTGACTTACAAGTCTCAGCGGCCAAATACTACTTTATCAACGGTGCGCCCCACGCCAAGTATGTAGACCTTAAGTCTGGTTTCTCGGCGCAGATAAGGAACCTTCATGGCTAGTATCTATAGAGACCTACGAGCGGCCTTAGAGACTAAACTAGCCGCAGTGTCTGGTATCCCGGCTATTTCCCACGAGAACGTCTCCTACGACCGCACCACGGGGACTTCCTACGTTGAGACCAGTTTTCTACCCACCGCCCGTAGACCCGCTGTACGGGGCTTAAATCCCCAGCAAAGATACGATGGGGTTTTCCGTGTAGTCTGCTACGCAGCAGAAGGCACTGGCCCCGGTGCAGCCGACGAAATTGCTGATAAGGTACTTGAGGCCTTTGAGGCTACTACAGACGTTTCTTACACGAACAGCAGTGATGAGACGTTTGTTGTGTCTATTGATTATGCCGAGCGAGAAGGTGGCGGTTTAGACACTCCGTTTTATTTTGTGCCGGTCAACATCGGCTTCTATATCTATAACTAAGGAGGAAGCAGATGGCTTTCGCACAAGGTTCTCGTTCCCGCTTGGCTTTCGGTGTTGAAAGCACTTTCGGTACGGCAGCTACTTCTTATACTAATGTTCCATACAACACTCACTCGCTGAACCTGTCAAAGGAGCGAGTAGCTGGCAATGAGATCCAGCCAGACCGCATGCCACGG